GTGAAGGAGATGCTTTAGCTGCATTGGGAGGTTTTCTAGGAGCTTTGGGTTACGCAGCCACTTATGGGGCAACCTTATATAATAATATAATAACGCTTGATGGTCAGATACAAAATCTTCAAGCGTGTTTAGATAAGTTTGGTAAGATTTTAGCAGCTAATAAGGGAAGCGGAGCTTTGGCCTCTAATTTTGGGCTAGGTCTTCCAGGGGTTTGCGATGGAGGGACAGGATCGACTGCCTTGGAGTGTCAAGCGAACGGAGGAACTTGGATCCCCGATGCGCCCCCTGGGACTTGCTATGGAGCCGAAGGAAGCGATGAAGAGACCTGTTTGGACAACGGGGGCACTTGGTCTCCTGGAGGCATTGTGGAGCCTCCTGGGGGCATAGGATCGTTCGGACCACAGGGACCCGATCCAGACACTCAATTCGCAATCATCAAGGGAGAAATGCAGGAATCAATGAATTTTGCGGCTAAATGTGACGCTCAGTTAAAAGTTATTGGGGATATCTTCAAATCTAGAGTGAATAATCCAGTAGCGGAACCTGTATTGAGGATCGAGCCCCTTGGGGGAGGAGATGGTATTCCAGAGGCTATCTTAGCAGGAACTAATATAAGAAGAACTACTCAAGGTGATTGGGCTAGATTACTAGCGGGAGAGGTTCAGGTAGATATGGATGGAGAACTTGTTGATCAAGGTGTGAAGATTTTCAGATTAGAATATGGTCCTCCTAGAGCGAAACAAGGACAGTTCTTATTAACTATTGACGGATTATATTATGATTCTCAATCAGGAGGAGTTCCTTCTGTACCCACTATTTCTCTTCCCCCTGCGGGAGAACAATACCTCAATAAGTATGCTCCCAACTTGGGGGGTAAGGGTACTCCAATTGGGATTGATGAACTTGATATATTCATGAATACTCTGTTTGATCCTAATTTAATCTCTGATGATCCCTTGTTAAATAAGTACTATGATGGAGACCACTTATTACAACAATTACAAGGAGAAAGAAGTAAGCATCTTAATGACCTTAACGCCGAGATAAATAAGGCAATTGATGCTGGTTCTGGAACTTCGGTAGTTTATAACATGCGTCAAGCCCTGATGTCCAATACAGCTAAACATGATTCAAGGGTAGACAAGCGGAAGAAACAGATAGAGTTGGCTGTAGTTACTCCTGGTACTTTCGGATCAGATGCCTCTGTTCCTTTTGTTGGGCATATTCCTATTAATGATTTTACTTATCTAAAGGATTACAATGTTAGGGTATCCTTAGAGATGCAAAAGAATCTAATCTTTAGACAAGCTGAAGTATCTGGAGTAGTTCTTCCTCTACACCCATTGTTCGTAGCGGCTTCGGGAAGTGAAGCTGGGTTTGGCTCAGATCATCTAATGGTTCCCACCATAGGAAAGGCTGGGATCATCTTTGATTCTAGTACAACAGGAGATAGAGAGGTTGCCTTACTAAATCTTACTGATGAAATCACAGTTGATAAGTTATTTTCAGTTTACAACTTTTTAGAAGCTACTACTGAAACTCCTACAGTTAGCCCCTATGACGATGTTTCTAAGTGGGGAGTCTTAAACTGCGTAGCTTCTGGGATCCAGCAAACTCTAGACCCCCTGAATCCCATAATATATAACAACGCAAAGTTTTTATCTAAATCTACGGCTGATGCTTATGTTTCAGGACTGTCGATGCCAAAGTTAACAGGTTTAGTACAATATAATACAGCAGGGGATACCCCTGAACTAGGTAATGCAGTAAGACTCCCAGAGTCCTATGAGTTTAATAACTTATTTTATAATTCAAATGGAGCAACAATAGAGTCTTGGGTATATGTTCCTGGAATTGAAACTTCTTCCCTTGACCATGATAATCCCAATGGAGCATGGGGACCCTATAGTTATAATAGGTTGATTGTAGGGTGTGAAAATAATGGAGGAGTTAGTGAGGAGATAACCACAGATGAACCCCCTAACACTTTCGGTAGTGAGCATGTTAAAGGATTTGTAATGGGGTTTAGTAGAGATAGACAAGTAGTTTCAGACCTTACTCCGAACGACACACCAAATGATAACCCTACGGAGCAGATGTGTTTCTTTGCTGCGCCTACAATTTCATACAACACTTCAGGAATTGGGTTTGTTGCTACTAATGAGGCTTTTTGTACTGATCAAAATAATATGTACAAATTTAAAGTGGATTTAGATGTTAGTGGGTCACATGGTAGAAATTTTGGAGATGTCTCAGGACAGTTTATGCATATAGTATACACCGTGGAGCCTTCTTCTAACCAAATGGCAGTATATTTAGATGGAGTTAAAATGGCCTCTTCTGGTATTGATACAGCCTTTGGGCTCCAAAAATCTCATAGTTTTCTAGCCCTTCCTACTTGGTACTATGGAGAGGACATAGATGGTACTATTGAGAAGCGATCTTTTGAATATAATCTTACCTCTACAAACAGCACTTTAGACTTTACTAATGGCCCAAAGCTAAATACTAATACAACCCCCTGGATTTTAGGAGGGGGTTATACGGATGGATTCTTAGTATGGGAGGGGCATCCTACTGAACTTCCAACCGCAGACGGATTCATGAGTAGATATCATGGTAAGGTAAGTGGATTATATGGACATTTAGGAAGTACCAAATTTTATTCTAAAGCATTGAGCTTAGAAGAAGTTCAAAAAAACTACAACGCACAAGCACCATATTTTAAAAATATTGATTTATAATGGCACTAAGTAATACTATTAATATTCATGGAGTTATTCCTGATCGTCAGCGAAAGCTAGATGTAACAGCAAGGAGTAAAAAAACATATGGCTTCTCTTTCCCTACAGGGAAAGTTAAGGGGGGTGGGGATTATAATCGAGAAAGCGGTTTAGCATTATTAAGAAATAATCTAGAACAGCTTATTCAAACGGAAAAAGGCGAGAGGGTTATGATACCCCAGTATGGGATGAGTCTCAAGAAATTTTTGTTTCAGCCCTTGACCGAAGAGTTATTTATAAATATTAGGCATGAGGTTCTAACTTCTATTGCACTATTCATGCCTGAAGTAGCAGTAAAGAAATTACAAATCTTAGAATCAGATTATGTTAATATAGAAGGTGGCATGGGATTAGTAATAAATCTATCCGTGGTTGCTACACAGTTAAATAATACAATTTTTGAAGTAGGAGTAAGGATAGCATGAGTTTAGCAAATTTCACAGGCGAAGTAAAGTCAGATTTTATGAAAGATGTCATTATTCCTGATGCCAGGAAGGATACATTAATTGATTATTCGGCAACTGAATTCTTAACTATAAGAAATTCTATTATTGAATATATGAAAGCTGTTTATCCATTAGATTATCAAAATTTCTCCGAGTCTGACCTAGGTGTAATGCTTGTTGAAGTTATAGCTTATATGGGTGCAGTACTATCTCTGAAAGCTGATATGTTAGCTAATGAAAGTTTTTTGTCTACAGCACGGAACAGAAGAAATGTAAAGAAGCTTCTTGAATTAGTAGGAGTGAGAATGAGAGGCCCATTAGCTGCTGCCGCAAACGCTACAGTAACTACAGAAAATCCTCTTACAGGTGGTCAGACTAATATATCCCTCGCACCATCAAAAAGAGTAATAACTATAACTTCTCCCGAAGATGGGGGATTAATTACATATACGATGTATAAGGTGGTTGCAGGTAGAATTGCAGAGGCTACCGCTGACAGTTCGTTCCTTCTCAATTTAGAGGAGTCCAACTTGGAGGCTGGGAAAGTTTGGACTAATGTAGCCCTATTAGAAGGGGCTTTAGTGGTGGATAGAGGAACTTTTAATACATACGATAGTATTAAAGCTATTAATCTAACTCAGAGTCCCATCATTGAGGGGAGTGTTTCTGTTTATGTGGACGCTCCTGGTGTATCTGATGCTTCGGGAGCCTATACCCGAGTTGAAAGTATTTACTTCGCTTCGGGAGTTAGTGATAAAATTTTTCAAGTTAACCTTAATGATGCATTTGGAGGAACTATTGTCTTTGGGGATAATATGGCAGGGATCTCACCACCCATAGGCTCCGATTATGAAGTTACTTATAGGATTGGAGGGGGTACAAGAGGAAATATTCAAGAGAGTTTTATTAATGCGGAGACTACTGTGGCAATTCAAGGGGATGATAATAACACTATGGCAGCTACGGTGGAGAATACTTCTTTAGCTACAGGAGGTGCGGACGCAGAAAGTGTAGCTCATGCTAAGAAGTACGCACCCCTCTGGTTCAAGTCTCAGGACAGACTTGTAACTCTAGAAGATTATGTGGCGAGAGCCTCTAAATTCATCTCTAGCTATGGAACTGTAGGAAAGGTTACGGCTGTCGTAAGAAAGGCTTACAGTTCAGCCAATATTATTGATGTGTATGTCTTAGAGAGAGCAAGTGATGTTCAACTTCAGCAAGCCAGCACCTCGTTCAAAATGGAGATGCTAGACTTCCTTAACGAGAAAAAAATGCTTACTGATGAGATTGTAATTGTAGATGGTATTGTAAGAACATTAGATTTAGTTACTACGATTTCAGTAGATAGAGATCTTCTTCCAAGAGAGGAAGAAATAAAAGCTTCTACTAGAGGTTCTATCCTGCGTTACTTCAATAGCGATAATATTGATTTTGGAGATCCCTTTATTCTAACAGATTTTACAAGAACAGTATTTACAGATGTTACTAGAGTAAGATATGCCGAAGTGGACAACCTGCTTTCGGATGTTTTTGTAGAGTTTAACGAAGTTATTCAGCTAAACAATGTTACGATAAATGTTAAAGGAGTCTAATGGGGATTAACTTCAAAGCTTTTGATCCTACTACTAAGACATACTTCAAGAGAAATTATGGAGATGCCTTAGAAAAGATTATACCTACGGTTTATTCCATGAAAGACTTTGATCTTAGTGGAGTGGAGCATGATCCGTTGGATCTTCTATTGAAGACTCATCTTCAAGCGGCTAATAACCTCTCCACAATTCTCCCCATCTCAGCCACCCCTAACTTCTCTGCCATAAATACCCTTTCTGGGATCGCACCCTTCTTTATAAAACAGAACGAAAACACCAGGGTTACACCTTTCTATTTTGAAAGAGATATTCTAGATCCCTTAGAATTTCAACTTGAAGAATTTAATACAAGCGCAGAGTGGAAAACATATTTAGACACTCATTTACTTCCTGCTATAAGGCTTAATGCGCCAGCGTCAAGCATCACCACTCCAGCAGGAGTTAGTGCGAATTTATATACTGCTTATGGGGTTGCGGGAGCTTCTGGACTCCATGAGTATTTAATTAACTCTCTAGGGTGGTTTTACTTTTTAAACACAAGTGCCCCCACAGGGGGTTCGTATGATCCATCTTCCTTTGTCTCAGATAGCTTAACGGATTTATTCACAGGTACTAGTCTGTATATTACTGAAGGGATCAAAGGCTTTGAAGAACACCTATGGAAAAATTATCTAGATTTACCTGCTTTTCAGAGAGCAGAAGTAGTTCCTACTGATTTTGTATCAGGAGTATCCTCTAGTACTTATACTAGTGGAACCCAGAACTTAGATAGACTAAAAACCCTTGTAGAAATTCTCTATTCTCCTCTATACGCAGATGCTACAGACTTTAAAGTAAAGGAAGCATTTGAAGATTATTTAGTATATAATACTTTTACTCCTCAAGAGGTTCCAGCAGGACCATTCAACAAATTATTACGGGTTCTTGGGTATTCATATCAAGATGTTAACTCTCCTATTGATAAATTAGAATCTCTATATGATATAGATAATTGTCCCGAAGAGTACCTACCTCATTTAGCTGATCTAATCGGTTGGGAATTATTGGGAGCAGACCCTGGAAGGTGGAGATCCCAAATAAGAAACGCAGTTAGGATTTATAAAGCTAAAGGAACAGAGTGGGCTACCCAGCTTCTTTTAAAAACATTATTTGGAGAAAGTAATACTTTCAACTTGTCAGGAGTAATGTATGATTTACATGAATCATATCTTCCTTTTCTAATCTATTATCTCCTTAGTACTGGAACTTCTTATTTTAACCAAGTAGGCTATAAGGATAATCCTTTTGATCTCTGGACAGAAGCCCTAGCTTTGCAATATGGGGTGGTTGTTCCAGGAGATACTAATCAAGCTGACCGTTCTGCTATTGACGCTGACTCTAATATAAGACGATGTGTGGATAAAATATTAAGGGTCTTGTGGCAAGACCATTCTGCCGACTTTCTCTTCGGAAACGGGATATTTCCTACTCCTGGTTCAGACCCCGCCTTTACATTCAATTATAGAGGTAGGGCATATCCCATCCCGCCTTTCGAGGAAGTTAGGTATTACGAGAAAGTACAAATAAGCCAGCCATTACTAACTACGCTTCAGACGGAATTAGCGATTTTTGAAGTAGATAGTGATTTAGTAGCCTCTACGATTAGCTACATCGCTTCTAAATCTCTCTCTAGTTTAGATGATATTAGTTTAGGAAACCGATTCGTCCTCTTTACTTCTGGCTTTGAACTTCCTCCTAATTTTACAGAAATACTGGGTGATATATCAAATAAGAGAGCTAGTTTTTTACCTCTGTGGAGTGGAAAATCATCTCATTTTGATCTTCATCTAAGTGCTGATAATTATTCTCAATCTAAAAAGTCTGCGATTCCTGATACTGCTCTAGGGATTGTACTAGCCCTAAAAGCTTTAAATAAAACTATACCCGCTCACGCTATTCCAAGGGTCAAACTATTTTTAGACGCTTTTGAATACCTTCAGACTACCCTATTTGCATGTCCTCTTCCAATGCATACTCCCCTTGATGTGTTTACATCCAGTACGGTAGTAAATGCGTGGGCTCTTTCAGGAGTAAACATGACCTACTGGGGAGAGCAACAAGGGTTGGGTCATGGATTATCTTCTACTAATATTTCTCGTCCTTATGTGAACTCTGTTGGAGATGAAATAATGGATGGAAATGGTCAGCCAGCATGGGTAGGAGATGTTCCTAAAGTGAACTCTGCTCCTAGAAATAATTTACGAAGAAGAACTTTCCATATGTCTCTGCCTAGAAATGGGTATTATTCTAGAACTGGTTTCGATATGCCCAATAGTTATGAGCCTTCTACCCTAGATTTGAATACAGGAGCTTCTGGAGGGGGAGCTTTGCTTTTGGGTTACAACTATTCTGCGTGTGAGTTTCAAGACCCATTCCCATCAGGGGTAAGTGCTTTACACCCTGTCTGGTCCTATTGTGAAACTAGTGCCTCTGAGAGGCAGTTTTTTGGTGTAGACTCGTCTAATACTTTTCATTGGAGAGGTATAAAAAATGTTAATGATGAGTTACAAGAGGGTAATTGCCTACTGTATGTCAGAAGAGAGGAATGTCCTGAGATAATAAGAATAATGCATTCAACCCAAGAAAAGGATGCTTTGAGGGCTGCCTATGAGCATTACAAAGATGTATCTGGGGACTGGCAAGCTTCTACTACTTGGTTAGACCCAATTCAATCCCTAGCTAATAGTGCTTTTAATGGAGTAAGTAGTTGGGATCAGTACTCTGACTACACCTTTGGGTCTGGGGTACAAGAGGTTTACAATCGCTATGCTAGAGAGTTCGGTAGACACGGCACAGCACCCCACTTAGTAAGCGGAAGTTATGATCATGGAGGGAAAACTGTATTCTCCCACATTTACGGACCCTTACTGTATAATGGTAACTTTACACAAAACGGTTCCGCTACCACAATGGTTGCCTCTTCTTTCACTCAGTCGGGATTCGGAGGGGTAACATCCTCAGTATTATACGACTCTGGGGCTAGTTCCATTCAGAATGAGGCTTCTAGTTTGGTAATTGGAGTTGGTAGTATTGCGTCTCTAAAAGGAGAGTACCGATATCCTTTTGCTTTAAGTGGTATTGAATTTTGTTATAGATCGGATGTTGAGACAACGCAGGACCAGTTTCAACCTTCCTTTAAAGTTTATAGACCATCACCAAAATATATTGAAGGTAATCCAGGAATAACTCCAACTCTCCTTCACGAAGCAACGCTTGAGATAGATGCTAGGAATAATAATGTTAATATAGTTCCTAGACTTAGATTTAATCTATCAGGGTATGGGAATAGTTCTGTTTCAGCCAACATCCTTCTACCTGAACATGACTTCAACTTTAAAATGAAGGTAGCCCGAATGGATGGGCAACCAACATATCAGAACAAAGTGTGGGTGTGGATACACACAATGCCAGAGAATGGGCTGTTCTGGTCATGGCATCCTAGAAGTACTTGGAATTATGATAACAAGTATCATAATGGGGAGTGGGTGTCCCATACAATAAGTGAAGTTCTAACTTCTCCTATAGTAGAGGCTTACGCTAATGTACAGAGTATGTCTACTGAATATACTGTACCTCAAGCTTCTCCTGTAGCTATTACCAATTTGGAGGAGACAGATTTTCAAACTATTTCCTTAAAATTCAATACTCATAATAAACAGACTAGGTTATCAAGTAACTTTAAGTCCTACCCTAAAGAGTATCAGCCAGCATTCCTTCATAGGACTGATCAGCATTATGTGGTAGAAGTTTTATTTGAAGCACCCTATGATGGAGATAGTAGGTACATTATTCCAGAGGTTACTATAATAGATAAGACTCTAGCCGAAACCGCTCTAGATGAGTTTACGATATCTTATACGGACGATATAGGAGAGTTACACTCTAAGAAAATAACTAGAACTGGATTAGATGATTACAGAGGAATATTCAAGTATATGAACACATTAGCCGCAAGTAGTTTAGGTCGTGGGTTTGGAACACGCATAGCTGCCGATAGTTCAGGCATATTTGAAGCAAGTGGAGGAAGTAGACTGAATTATCGTTATCATCCAAAATGGGATCCTGATACTAAAGCTAGTTATACCAGTTCACCAGCAGGGCTATACACCCTAGTAGATTTTAAAGAGGGATCACCATGAGAGGTAAGCTAGAAGTATACAAGTGCTATGGAACTTCGGAAGAAGAGCTTCTAGTAGAAAGCCAGAATACGGTTGTAGACGGTGCGGGAGAGGTGTTAGTAGACATCATGACTGCACACTCCAGCCTCTCTGGTATTGCTGATCTGTCCTCTATCCTTGACACTTCTAATTATACTATCCAAGCTATCTCTTTTGGGAAGGATAGTAAAGGGTATAATCGTCATGCTCATGAACTTACAGCTAGAAAGGGGTATGGAGCTTTTGCTAGTTCTGTAAATAATACTCCTTTTGTAAGAATTGCTGTTATACAAGGAGTAGTTTATGACGATGGTGGTCTTACGGTGTCTTCTTATGTTCCCACAGATGCGGGGAATCTTCTTCCCTCTTTCGTTACCCCCAGGCAAACACAATTGGAGGTGAACGCTCTTGTGTCGGGGGAAGTTACAGAGGCTGATGGGACTTCGTTTGTCCCCCCTTCCTCTATAAGTGATCTTTGTTCAGGTATTTCAGAGGTAGGACATAATTTGAATACCCTAGCCTATGCGTCCAGTCTATCCTCTACTTCTGCTATATTAGTTCCTGGAATGACTCAACTTCTTGGATGCTATCCCGCAGGAAGTGGGACGGGAGGCACACCTTTTTGGGCAGTTTCTAGCGATGCTGGTATCCAGGTTGGGGCAGGGTTTACAGATGTAATCTATGCTTCAAGTTACAATGGTTTATTCAATCAAGTAAGCTCTATGGATACTAGTGGTTTTGTAAACTTTGTAGGATCGTCTACAACTGACACAGCCCTCGCCGCAGGGTGGTCTGGGTTAACCGTATCTGCAAATACAACTATAAATCATGCTCTTCATGCTTCTAATACAGGAGAAATAGCATACAAGGTTATAGTTGGGAGTGGGGATTTGGGAGCTTGTAATCTATATGGAGGGATTTACAATATAGGATTGTGGGCTATGGATCTATGTAAAGCTCAGAAATATAATAATCCACCTTTCGTATTTGGACCTATAACAAATGAGAAAAGGTATAAGTTGTTTTCTAAAAAGAGTTTACTAGATAATATTAGCCGTACTGTAGACTATGGGGACCCCAAGGACCCAGGATGTAACCGTTACGCGGATCTTACTTTAATTTGGAGATTATATTTCGTATGAAACCTAAGCCTAGTATTAGTGGACATTTAACTGTCACCAAGAAGTTTGTTGATAACAGACCTGATGAGGTGGTAGTAGATGGAGATAATATCATTACTATAGGGTTTGCAACTCTTCTTGCTGATATTATGCAGGGAGTGTATGACCCTACTGTTACTACAGAAGATATTACTCTAGGTTGGTTACAGTTAGGAACGAGTTCTCAAGATGACTGGGCAACAAATTATTTGTATGAGCTATCTGCTCCACTCACTATACCAGACTACGGGGACCACACCAATCTACATTTAGAGGAATATAACCAGCTTTATTATGAGGATCCTATTAACCAAATAGGGGTGAGTAGTAAAGAAAACACCTTCATTGATTTAAGAAAACCCGATAATGCTCATGTTACAAAGATGAGTGACAGTACTATTTGTTTTACTGTTATGATTGATCAACATACATTAAATGGACATAATCTAACTGAAGCTGGGTTATTTTTCAATATTACTAAAGAGCATCTTGAGCCAAAAAAATTACAATTAGGTGCTTATAAATCATTTGGATTCGATGATGGGTTAGGTATATCTACTCCTCTACAAAAGAATAGTGATTTTCTGCTTCAAATTGAATGGGTCTTAGCTATCAATATAGATAATCAGGTTAACCTAACTCCTACCGAGATAGGAGATACCTATAATTTCTATAAAAGTCCCTTTGTAAATCCTAATGGGAATGCCTGGGTGTGTTATTTCCCTAATGTAACTGCCCAAAACAAACCAATAACTAAAAGAAGTACCATTCCTGATAATCTTAGACTCAATGTAGAAAATTCCTACTTATTACGCCTATTGCAGAATGGCTTTTCCGTTGTAGCATTCGACTACGATTACCCTACAACAACCTCTTCTACTCCGCTATTTACTTCTTCTTTTGATAGTAGTGCGGGGCTAGTCCCTTCTTCTACTACTCCATTAAGGCTTCCTAATGGATTAACAAATAGCTTTACAGATGCTGTAAGTTCTATCCAATTTGCAAGAGAACGAGGCGAAGCAGTTGAGGCTGGATGGAATTTAAATCCCAATAATGTTATTGTGGCTGGTAATGGGTTTGGAAGTACCTTAGCTGGGTTCTTAGCGTATGGACCAGAATGCTCCGCATATGGAGCAGTACCCATGACCTCTGCTACATATGAAGCTTGTTCGACCAGGGCTATAGCTGTAGCTAACCGAGAAGGGATCATGGATTGGGCAAGTTGGTATCCATATACCCTGAGTACTTTCGATTTTAAACTTGCTGGAATCCCTAAAGAAGTGGGTATGTTTGGAAGTGTACTGGCTTCTGTGGCTGAAGGAGGAACTCTAATGTCCTCCAGTACAGACTACTATGATACTTCCACTTTTATAAGCAGTAGTCTTAGTGGGATGGGAGCTTTAAGTTCTCTCTTATTCTCGGATTCTGCGGTAGCTACTGGGTCTGACGGGCTTCAAACAGGGCTGTATTGGTCAGCGATCCCTTCCTTAAAGGAGTTGTACCAATGGAGAGAGGTTCCCATGTATGCTAAACGGTGGTGGTCCCCAACATACCAAGCATCATGCTTAGGCCGCATTGGGGATGAAACGAATATGCCTGGAATAACTTGGGGGCATTTAGATAATTCTTCTGTGTTCTCTCACATGAGTTATGTGGGAGCTTCCACTTCCTCTGCTGGTACAGACAGTTCTCCGATCTTTAAATTATATAATGTAGGGGATAATACTTATACCCCTATACCCACAATCGTTTACGAGCCAGCCGTAAACCTAGATTTATCAGGTCATTCTGTCTCCTCTGTGTCAGCAGGAAATGGAAATGCTTATAGACGAGCAGACCATATCTCAAATGATATGTTTGATATTATGCAAGGGCATACTTTAAAGAACGAATTAACTCCGTGTGCAACTACTTCGTCTTTTGTTAATAATTATTCCGCTAGTAAAAATAAAACAGTTGCTAGTGAGTTTGTATCAGGAGCAGTAAGCCACTATCTTGATTGGGACATACAAGATGTAGCCCGTTGTGATAGAGACAGAGTGGATTGGGCTCTTAGAGTTGTAGTTGAGTTGGATAGCTGGTATAATCAATTCTTGGGACCACAGAATGCAGAGGGGATTTCTGTTGATTATACTACAGGGCAAGGCTTTAATGTAGTCTTCATTTTGGCTGATGATATAGGTATTGATCAGCTAGGGATGTATGATAGAACTAATATTACTTCTGGGAACCCTACTGAGATAAATATGTTCTCAACCGATCACACCTTCGGACCCTTATATCCCCATACCCCTCAATTGAGTGCTATGATGGAGGGAGGAATTATGTTTACGGATGCTAGAGTTAATACTATGTGTACCCCCACAAGAGCTAATATCCTAACAGGAAAGAATGCCTTCTCTAGTAAAAAGTTTAGTAATTATGATGATAAAGTAGAAAATAATAATGGGAAAGTATTGAGAGGGTATTGGGGACATGGAATAGCCACAGTAGCTACAAATAAAGCGTTGAGATTGAGGGGGGGTATGGAAGGATTAGGAATAACTCATCCCATATGGTCTAGGAACCCTGATGATTACGAGGGAGACACCATACTCCAATCCCTATCAAACCTCATCTTGAGTGAGAATGGAGGAGTCTCAACTTGGGGAGTTTCTAATTTTAAGATTCTTCCTCAACTACTAAGGGAGCGAGGGTACTACAGTTCGATGATAGGTAAGTGGCATCTGTGTGAGTGGAACCAATTCTCTACTTATTATGAAGCATCATCAGCAGAGTCTACTGAATATACCTCTTTCTCTGGTACTGGTTGGCCGCATGTTTCTGTTGTAGGAAAGTGGGACGATTACAGAGCTATGTTTCAGAACCTCAATAATCCTCCAATCCCAGGACACAAAGATGACAGACCTAGTGCAGCCTCTAGTGTAGCTAACTGGGATGATGATTTCCCTATTAATGATCCTAACTCGGCGTACATTAACTATTTTATGAATATCAATGGGGATATTGTAACAGTTTCTGACGCAGGGTATACCACATTCCCTCAATCGAATTCTGGGGTAGATGCTCTTCCATATCGTCAGGGAGATGTATCTTCGTATGCTACAGTTAAAACTTTTGCGGAAGCTAGTGCGGTGTTCAACTCGGCTCCCCAACCTTTCTTTATGTATCTTCCCTTAAATACCGCTCATACTCCCTACACCTACCCCCCAAGTAGTACAGTTTATACTGATAAGTATAATGAGAATCATACCCAAAAGTTGATGGGGACATTAGGAGCAGAGGGAGGACAGGATATACCCTATACTGACGCAGCAAGCGCAATATGGGTTAATCAAAATGCGATGATAGAGAGCATGGATTATTGCATGAGTGGCTTCCTAAGTAGCCTGGATGTAGATAGAAAAAATAGAACCCTGTTTATATGGATGGGGGATAATGGAACTGATGATAATATTTGGAGCTACTATATGAATTACGCAGGAGCCGACTCATCTGATTATGGAGGGTTGGGTGCGGTTAGTGGGATTGGAGAGATTTACAGTAGATGGGAAAACGCTACTAACCCTGATTACGGACAACTCCAATACAGGCGGGGTGGGGGAAATGAGTATGATGACAACCCAGGAGGGGGGATGAAGGGAACAACCTACGAAAGAGGGGTTAGAGTTCCTATGTTTGCAAGTGCTTCCTTTATTCCAGGGTCTGCTAAAACTGGAAACACTCCAGGTAGTCTTAATACTGCTAGTGCTATGGTAGATGCTATAGATATTTATGCTACTGTAGCCGATGTTGCCCGTGTAATTAAAAATGATATCCCTCTCGTCGCTGGGGGTCCTTATCATAGATACGAAGGAACCTCTTTCTTACCTGTCTTAAGTGGATCTCTTTCTCACGATAAAGAGTTTTCCTTCTTTGAGTTTTTCTCTCCATATGGTGGAAGTCAGGGAGCAATTAGTTGGAACGCGGGTCCAATCTACGCAGGAAGAGGAAGTACTACTGGGAAAGGAATCGAAATTAATGTAGATAATAATGAGAGCCAATTGTGGTCTTCATATACCCCACCATCCCCTGCGGGATATGTAAGCGGGGTTGCTCACTTTCCTACTTCTAGAAGAAGGGGTATGGTAGTTCGATCTACAGGAGCATTATTAGGAAACTATGAGGTTACTGCTGCTAATGCTCTAGGGACTCCCGATTACGGTACTATATCTGACGCTAGTGCGGGGACTTGGAAAGTTCTTCGTTCTACAAGTGGGCAGGACTACTCAGAGTTCTATCATCTAAAAGAGTATGATAATACTCCAGTAGACCCATATGAGTTGAGTAGTATTTTCTTAGGTTCTATGCAGGATGCTGCCGCTGCTGATGGATCTTTACTTGATCAACTACTAGACCGTGCTAATGTTGAAGATCATGCTGATATGTGGTGGCAATTAGCTAGAATATACCACGCAATAAATACCTCCTTGCAGCAGTATTTAGATTATCGAATAGATCCAGGAACAACTATAACTAATGGACAGGTATAAAGGATATATACTAATATGAGTAATGTACTAGGAGAACTGAACCCCGTAGGCTACCTAGAGGTTTGGAAAAAATACAAAGATGGAACCGAGGAACTCCACTTTTCAGACAATAATATTATTGTCTCTGGGATGGGGGTGGGTTTAGCGTTGCTCTTTGGTGGTATAGGGTCTAACTCTGTCTTAGACTATCAGATAAAGTACGCTCAGTTAGGGACGGATGGTGTAGCTGACTACGGAGTGTCCACTTATACTCTAGTAAATGAACTAACTCAACTCCAATATGGAACCTCTTCTTTAATAATAGAAACGCACGAACAAATAAAAAATGGGATATTAGATCCGCAGTATATGATTATGATGCCTCAAGAAATGATCAGAAGAACGGCACCAAATTCGGTTCAATATATTATAACCCTAGATAGTAATAGTACCAATGAGATGACTCTAAATGAAATTGGGATCTTGATGAAAAACCCAACAGGGTATGATGGGGATCCTAGGCCCATGTTAGTTGCATATAGAGTATTTAATGAAGTAACTAAAAAAGAGGAATTTTCTCTAATATTTAAGTGGACACTAAGTTTTTAATATGGCATTCAATCAAAACGACATTTATGTAGAGGGTGGAGATAATAAGATCCTCCACTTGTGGACCCCAGGTGTAGAGAAGTTTGATACTAGCTCCTTTTATAACTGGGAGCAAGATAATATTCCACTCTACGATTTAGAAGAAAGAACTTATTACTTGTGGGAAAAGGCTGGCTGGCCTACCTCTGGAAGTCCTCAAGTAAGTGGTGTAGTCTTTTCTGTGTCTGCTGATGCCCTGGGAACACAAACTTATGTTGATGATCCAAACCTATTCTTACATCTAAGTGGAGCGTTAAACGCTCTTCCTGATATTATCAGATATCCTATTAGGATTGAAGTGGGTAACTTTGGAGATCTGGGAGAGTTAGTATTAAACAACATTCACTTTACAGGGAGTGGTGCATTAGAGATTGTAAATAGGAACTTCGGTTGTATTAATCCAGGTCAAGGGCTGAATAGTGATGGATCTTTATCCTCTATAGCTAAGGATGCTGATTATGGGATTCCTGCTGGATATGCAACCCTCAATCTCGATACATATGTTACTCAAATCTCTTCTCTGGATTTAAGCAATACTCTTACTGATACCTCCTGTCTAGGTATTGGGCCTATCGCATCAGCCGTTGGTGATGAACGATGGGAGGATAATACTATTATCTTAGGGCAGATGGTCCATGAAACACAAACTCCTGCGCCTGCATACTGGGTCAAAACAGGAAAAATGACTGCAAGTTTATACCATAGTGATCCTCTGAATGCAGCCCCAAATATTTTCGACTTACTCAATTATGGGGCGTTAAATGATTATAGCATTAGTGCTTATGATATTTCGTCCGTTACTAATGAAATAGTAGTTGGAGCGGCCGGGACGGTTATGAGGGAAGATTATGATCGTGATAAAACTTATACTGAGCTTAATGGAGTAGGTTTAGTTGGAGAGTTTTATGGTAATTGGTTAAGTAAACTTGAGGTTAATAATTGTGGAGGCCCAATTTATATTAGAAATTTTGCAGTAGATGGGGGCTTGGGGGCAACCATTCCAACTAAGCACCATACTAGACACGGTATCAATATAAATAACTCTGAGGTAGTCTTAGAGCATTGTGCTGCCATACGGTGTTATGAAACGGGATTTAATTTAGTAAATAGTAATGTAATCTTAAGCAGAGGTGCTTGGGCATATAGAAACTATGCACTAAGCTCTAATGTCGCTGATGCTGGCCTAGGTCGAGACACTACCATTAAGGGAGTAGGATTCAACCTATTCAATTCCAATGTAGTCCTGAGTTCCGTTGGGGAGTATGGAGCTAGTGGTGCTGCCGCAGCCTTTGCATCTACTAGAAATGATAGAGGAATGGTGATGTATAATTCCATTCTTACAGGAGGAGACAAACGGCTTACTTCAACTGATTCACAAACAATGACCTCTCTTCAGTTGTTCGAAAATTCAGATAGAGGGTTGTTAATGAATAGCTCTAAATTGGATTTAAATGGAGCTATGGATATTTGGTTGCACCCTGTAGGAATAGAGGCTACTAATTCTGACATTCTAATAGATGAGTTATATGTAGACCATTCTCAAACATTAGGGATAGAGTTAAAAAATTCTCACTTAGTTTATGCAAAAAATGCCCCTGATATTGTAATAAAGACGATTGTTGCGTCAGATCAATATGCTAACAACAACTCTCCCCAAGCAGCGGGAGGTGTGTATTATATTTGGATGGACGCCCCAGGGATGGTACAGCTTGATACTAATGGACAACATTTAAAATTAAATAATTCTAAATATACACACCCGCGACTTACTAGCGGGGCTGGGCTAAGTAGATGCAAGTATAAGAGAAACCGTGGGGCTTCTCCAGCCCAGACTACTAATCTCCTATCTATCCCTGCTATTGTTCTAGAGAATAACTCTTTAGCACATTTAACCTATGCTAGAATTCAAACCCAGACTGGTGCTAATTTTGGGGCTGGCGGGAATAATGGCGCAATACCTACTGGGGATGCTGGGGCCTTTGGGCAGGGAGGAACCTCCAATGCTAACTACGGAGCTTGTATCCTTGTGGATAATCATTCTACTTGTAAGCTCGTAGGTGGAGATGAACAGTTTACTTGGTTAGATGGGCCTAGTGATTACGAAGATCAGATCTATACTGCTAATGCTTATGTTACTAATGGATCCAACTTAAAATTACACGGACCTACTCTGATTAGTAGGGCTGGTGTGAATGTCTTAGTTGATAATGATTCAGTTTTGGATATCTGTCCTCCTAAAGACGAATATGGATTTATTGATAATGAACAATGGGATCTTACTACCGCTCAAAATCAGACTAAAGTTGACCTCCACTCCAGTAGGGCTTGTTTGGTTGCTGATAATAACTCCGTCATTAACATGGAGGACTGTGGAGATTATAATGCTGATTGGGTTTCTGGGGCAGCAGACGCAGCGGTTCATGGGGAATTAGAGGGTTGGTATGCTTCTGGCTTAGTATTAAGTGCAAACTACTCCACCTATGAAACTTCTGCATGGCACGATTACGGATCCGTTCAGTTCTACCCTAATCCCCAGCTACAAAATGAGGGAGCAGGTGGTCCTGGGCTTGATTCATATAATATGGTCGGCTCCGTTGTCGAGTCAAGAAAAGCAACAGATGTTCAAGATTTTCCTTTAGCAGTCGATGCTGATGATATAGCATATTTCTCTAAAGGAGGCATGTGTCTTCGTTCTATGAAAGGAAGTAGAGTAAATGTTAGGAATGTTAACTTCCCTTGTGGTTGGAACAATACTTCTGCTCTGTATTACGATTACTCTGCTGACGATGATCCCCAAGGATGTACCCAGCTAAGGATTTGGAATATTGATTCTACTTCTAAGCTCGATATGAGCTATACTTCTGTGAGTGGTCACTTCCCTCCGTTGGTGGGATATAATGGTCCCTCGGCTGTGTATGTGGTGGATGGGGTGGGAGCTACCGATGCTGGTGTTCCAGACAGCACCTTATATACCAGTAGTTTGAGTGTTTTAGACTCCTTTGGTTCTTCTGGGGCACCAGTAAACCCACAGGATAACACCCATACTGATCCTCAAAACTTTGGTCCGTTTAGAATATATTTTGCTCCTAAACAATTCGCTAAGTACTTGGTTTATAATAATCATCCAAGTGACGAAACAAGTGTTATTTACCAAACTATAGCCCAAGGATATAATATGTCGGGTTCGTGTTCTTCCATCTTCATAGGTACTTCAGGTGGTCCCGATCTCTATAGTGTTTATGGAGCAGGACCCACTTCTCCGAGCGGTATCCAGGGAGCTATTAGTCTTTCTTCTCTAATGGCATCGGCTTACTTCGGTGATTCTGAATTTGGTAGGGCTAAGGATTGGAGAAATTATACCTCGGCTGTGGCATTTACAGCAATACCTCAAGGAGATCAATCATGCGGTAGAGGTGGAAAAATAGGAGATGCTACTGATGATAGCATTCCTGAGAGATTCGGATGCTATAACATGGGGTATT